CTACCCCAACAGTTTCGCCTCGACCATAGCCATGGCCTTCTGGTGGTCCGGTGACGGGAACAGATGCCCATACCGTTCCATGGTCATCTGGATCGAGGAATGACCCGCGAAGGTCATGATTTCCTTGATTGAGAAGCCCTGCTCGATCCAGAGCGACACGGCGAAGTGGCGGAGGTCGTGCCAGCGCATGGTCACCTCGACCATGGCCAGCAGCTTTCGGAAGCGGTCCTGCGTGCGGGTGTGCTGCAGGATCCCGCCCTGTGGCGCGGGGAATACCAGCCCCAGATCGCTTTTCGGGCAGCGTAGTTTCCATCGGCGCAGGGCGTTCAGCACCATCGGCCCGGCCGGGATGTCTCGGAACCCTGCCCGCGATTTTGGCTCGCCCATCTGGTTGTAGGCATCGGCGCGCTGACGGATGTAGATGAAGCCCTTGTCGAAATCGACGTCCTGCCAGCGCAGGCCCCGCAGTTCCGATGCACGTAACCCGCCCAGCGCCGAGACGATCAGATGCGGTTTGAAATCCTCGTCTGCGGCTTCGATCAGGGCGCGGATCGCCTCCTTCGATGGCACCGGCGCCTTGTGCTCGATCCGGCTGGCCTTGATCACCCGCACGCCTTGGGCAGCATTGGTGAACAGTTGGCCATTATCCATGGCATGATCGAGGACCAGCTTCAGCACCGAAATTGCGCGGCGGGTCAGATGTTCGGACCGGCCATTCAGCAGCAACCGGTCGCGCAGTTCATTGACATGGCGGCGGGTCAACTGGGCGATCAGCTTGTCCCCGATCCCGACCACCGGCGCGTTCAGATGCAGCCGCACATAGTCGCTGTAGCCGCGCAGGGTCGAGCGTTCCATCCGCCGCCCCGTTTTGCAGCGCACCTCGCAATGGTCGAGCCAGCTTTTCGCGGCCCCGGCCACCGTTGTGCTGTCGCTGTCGGCCAAATAAGTGTGGTTGGCTACGAGCGAGCGAACCTTGATCAGATAGATATCCGCATCCTTGCGGCGCGGGAAAAGCTTGGACCGGCGTTTGCCAGCCTGGTCAGTGAAATCCACCTGCCAGCGCACAAGCCCCGAAGGCAGCGTCCGTTTGCGAATGGTAGCCATCTTGCCCTCACTCCCATACTTGGGATCAAAAACTCGCCGTGAACCTCGATTATCAAAGATTACTAATAGCATTGACGCAGTGCACGAGGTTATATATCCATACATCATGCGTACTGTCAAAGGATAGTGAAGTGGCACAAGAAATTACGATCCAGAAACTGGTCGACACCTTCAATGTTGGCCGGTACCAAATCGACGCTTGGATTTCGCGCGGCTATCTTGTTCCGCAAAACGACTGCGAACGTGGCAAAGCCCGGATTTTCACCATGCGGGATGCCATCGCCCTTGGTGTCATCGCGGATTTCGCCCGTCTTGGGTTTGAACCCGCGCGCGTCGCTCCGCACATCACCAATCTGCACGGCGTTGCCGACGGTGACGCCCTGCTGGTGATCTACGAAGGTCCGATCCGGATTTCGTCGCAAGACGACGCGGCCTTTATGGACTCCGACATTCCCGCCCCTGCGTCAAAGATCATCTCGCCCCAACGCTTGCCTGAGCTTGCGACAGATCCGGAGGTTCGCTCCTTTTCGGTCGTTAACCTCAACGACATCGAGCGACGCATTACAAAAGCCCTCGGCAGCGACTGACCCCCCAGCATTAACGGAGACAGCCATGAACATTCAAACGCAGGTCACCCCTGCGACCGCAGACGCTTGCCCATCGCTTGCCGACGACCTCCTGCACGGTGCGGAAGCCATCGCCATCTTTGTCTTCGGCAACGTGCGCCATCGACGCAAGGTCTATTACTACGCCAGTGACGCCAAAGTGCGGATGCCGGTGTTCAGGATCGGCAATGTTATCTGCGCCCGCAAAAGCAAGCTGATCGAGTGGATCGAGGCGCAGGAGCGTGGTCTTTGATCAGCAACCCAGCCTCGGTCGCCGACCTGGCCGCGCGCGTCAACAATCGGATAGCCGATCTGGCGCAGACGCTGCTGGGCGACCCAAACCTCGGACACACGACGAAATCCCAGTTGCGTTACGGCAGCAAGGGCAGCCTCGCGGTTGAAATTGCAGGCCCACGCGCTGGGCGTTGGTATGACCACGAGGCGGGGATCGGTGGCGATGGGCTGGAGCTGATCAAGCACCACGAGGGCTTGCCAGATGCAGAGGCCCGGCGCTGGGCGCGGGATTGGCTCGGCGACATTCAACACCGGCCTGCCCCATCAACAACGCTGGCACAAAGGACCGTGGACCGCAAGACATCCGTGGCCGAGATCGTCGCGAGTTCCAAGGGGACCGAGGCGAGTCCCGCTGAGGCCTATCTGCGCAACCGCAGCATCACCGCAATCCCACCAGCCGGTATCAGGTTCCGCCGTTTTGCCGCTGGCCAGTATGGCGCGCTGGTCGCCCTTGCCACGGACGAGGCCGGAGACGTGCTCGCTGTTCAGCAGGTTTATCTCACCGACGATGGCCGAAAGGCTCCAGTGGATGTCGTGAAGCGCACCAACAAGGCTGTGGACGGGTGGTCTGATCGCGCTGCCGTCCGCTTGCCGGGGATCGAGCCGCTGATCCTGTGCGAAGGCGTCGAGAACGCACTGTCCATCTGGCAAGCCACAGGGCAGGAAACATGGGCCTGCCTTGGCATTTCCAATATTGCGCGCGCGCCGGTCCCCGCAGGAAAACCTGTCATGATCGCTGGCGACGGTGACGCGTTGGATAGCAAGGCCCATCATCAGCGCCAAGGCGCAATAACGGCGCTTCGCGCACGGGGCCATGACGTGGCAGTTGCGGATCCGCCATCAGGCTCGGATTTCAACGACGTGTTGCGCGCAAGTGGAGAGGAGGCCGTCCGCGACATGATCCAACGATCCGTCCCCGCAGCCGCGATTTCTAACGACTGGCGCGGCGATCTCTTGGTCAACCGGGATGGCGAGCCCCGGCCCGTTCTCGCAAATGCCATTCTGGCGCTACGCAACGCGCCGGAATGGAAGCGCGTCCTCTGGCATGATGAATTCGCGTCCACCATTGTCGCACGCAATCCGCCGCCTTGGCACCCCAAACAGCACACATGGAAAAGGACCGACTGGTCTGACCGCTATGACTTGCTGGTGGCGGACTGGCTTCAGCATAAGGGTATCCTGGTGCCAGCTTCTATCGCAGGCCAGGCGGTCGAGGCGGTGGCGCACGACCGCCTGTTCCATCCCGTCAGAGAATATCTCGACGCCCTTCGTTGGGACGGCGTAGCACGGATCGACGGTTGGCTTTCGACCTATCTCGGGGCGGCGGACAGCGCATACGCCCGTGTGGTCGGCCCACGCTGGTTGATTTCAGCTGTGGCGCGCATCTACCGCCCCGGCGCGAAGGTAGACTGCGCCCTGATCCTTGAAGGCCCTCAAGGCATCAAGAAGTCATCCGCCCTGCAAATCATGGGCCACCCATGGTTCGCCGACCGTTTGTCCGACCTCAGCAGCAAGGATGCTGCCATGGAGACAAGAAGCGTCTGGATCATTGAAATCGCCGAACTTGACACGATGACGCGCGCCGAGGTCGGCACCATCAAGGCCTTCATCAGCCGAACCACTGATCGCTTTCGCCCTCCCTATGGCAAGCGGCTTGTGGAGTTGCCACGCCAGTGTGTCTTCGCAGGCAGCGTTAATCCCGAAGGCGGATATCTCAAAGACGCCACCGGCGGCCGCCGGTTCTGGCCCGTCGCCTGCGGTGCCATCGACATCGCTGCTGTGGAGCGAGACCGCGACCAGTTGTGGGCAGAGGCCTGTGTGCGGTTTCGCGCTGGCGACCCTTGGTGGCTGGATGATCAAAACCTCGAAGCCTTGGCCGCCGAGCAGCAGGCAGACCGCTATCAGGGCGATGCCTGGGACGATCCCATCCGCCGCTATCTCGAAATCGCCACAGGACAGCAGGATGGCGTGTCCGTGGCAGAGGTCCTTGAAAAGGCGCTGGGCATGGAAAAGGGGCGCTGGACGCAGGCAGATCAGAACCGGGTCGTGCGCACCCTGACCAGCATGGGCTTCCGGCAGTTCCGCGCTCGCATTGGTGGCCACGGCAATGACGCCCAGCGCGAACGTCGGTATCGGCGTGACAGCCTCGACAAGGAGCAGGTGGCATGAGTGGGTCCGGGTCTGTCAGCTTTGGGTCCGGGTTGGGTCCGAGTCTGCACATCTCAAATAACCCAACAAAATCAATGCTGGGTCCGGGTGGGTCCGGGTGGTCCGGGTCTTTTCCAGAAACCTTTTCAGGATGGGGAAAACGCGCACGCTATAAAAAGGTAGCGATTAGACCCGGACCCACCCGGACCACCCGGACCCACTCAACAATTTCAACGGGTTGCAGCGCACATAAACCCGGACCCAACCCGGACCCACACCGGCGCAACCCGGACCCAATGCTGTCTTGCGGGGGCGATGCAACGAGGCCGCACACGTCAAGACAGACAGTTTGGCAAGGACCGGGAACCCGGTGGTTCCTTTTGGGCCGATTTGTATGCGGGGGAGCACAGCGCATGACCCCTCCAGCGTCTGGGGGCGAATTTGACTAAACTCAACACCTCCGAAACCAAGACCGCGTTCGCCACACGCGTCGGTCTGACCAAGGGACGCATCTCGCAACTGGTGGCTGAGGGGCTGCCGGTGCGCAGCGATGGCCAGATCGACGTGGCGTTGGGCCTGGCATGGATAGAGGACAACCTCGATCCCTCTCGCCGCAACAAGGGTGGAACGGTCGCCCCTGCCCGCAGCGGCATCACGCTGGCTGAGGCGAAGCGTATGCATGAAATCGTCAAGGTGCAGCGTGCCAAGCTGGCTTTTGAACGAGAGCAAGGTCAATTGATCGAAACCGTTGCCGCCACCCGCACGGTGTTTGCCCGCGCCCGCGCCGAACGCGACGCCCATATGGCTTGGGTGCAGCGCACAGCGCCACTTCTGGCCGCCGAGGTCGGGGCCGATCCGCGTGCAACCTTCGCCGCCCTTGACCGGATGATGCGCGAGCATTTGGAATACCTGGCCGACATGCCCTTGGGGAGTTTCGGCGATGGTGCCTGAAATAGACCTCGCCTGGCGTCGCGGCATCAGACCAGAACCGCCAATCCCGGTGTCGGACTGGGCCGACCGCCATCGCATCCTGCCACCGACCTCGGCAGAACCAGGGCGATGGCGCACGGACCGCACACCCTATCTGCGGGCGGTGATGGACGCGCTGTCCACCTCCAGCCCCTATGAACGGGTGGTGCTGATGAAAGGCGCGCAGACCGGAGGGTCAGAGGCTGGGCTGAACTGGCTGGGCTACATCATCCAGAACGCCCCCGGCATCGCCATGCTCGTCATGCCGTCGCTCGACATGGTGCGGCGCAACACCACAGTGCGGATTGATCCGCTGATCGAGGCCACACCTGCGTTGCGCGATCTGGTCTCTGCGCCCCGGTCGCGGGATGCCGGAAACAGTTTGTTCCGCAAATCCTTCCCTGGCGGCCAGCTGGTGATGACGGGTGCCAACAGCGCGGTGGGCCTGCGATCCACCCCGGTACGCTATCTGTTCCTCGATGAGGTGGACGGCTACCCCGGCGATGCTGATGGCGAGGGCGACCCGGTCGATCTGGCCATCCAGCGTACCACGACGTTTAGGGGGCGGCGCAAGATTTACATGGTCTCAACGCCCACCTTGAAGGGCCATTCCCGGATAGAGGCGGCCTATCTCGACAGCGATCAACGGTATTTCCACGTCCCCTGCCAGCATTGCGGTGACATGGCCCCGATCACATGGGCGCGCATCCGCTGGCCAGAGGGGCAGCGCGACGCAGCCTATCTGATCTGCGATGCCTGCGGAGGCGTGCATCTTGAGCATGAAAAACCCCGGCTTCTGGTCGCTGGCGAATGGCGTCCGACCGCGCTGGGCGATGGCCGCACGGCGGGGTTCCACCTGTCGTCGCTTTATTCGCCGTGGGAAACATGGGCCGAAATTGCACTGGATCATGCGCGCGTCGCCAAGGACCCGGCCCGCTTGCAAGTCTGGGTGAACACCAAGCTGGGCGAGTCGTGGGAGGACCAGGCGGGCGACACCGTCCCTGCCGATCCCCTGATGGCACGGCGTGAGGATTGGGGAAGCGACCTTGCCCCCGGCGTGGCAGTCCTGACGGCGGGCGTCGATGTGCAGGGCGACCGGATCGAGGTGCAGGTCGTCGGCTGGGGCCGCGACGAGGAGGCGTGGGTGATCGACTACCGCGTGCTGTGGGGCGACCCCTCTGGCCCGCGTCTCTGGTCCGATCTCGACGGCGTGCTGAACGGCACCTATGGCAACCTGCCGGTGCGCGCCGTCGCCGTGGACACCGGCGGCCACCACACCAAGATGGCCTACGAGTTCTCCCGTACCCGCCTCGCGCGCCGCATCTGGGCAATCAAGGGCCGAGGCGGCCCAGGGATCCCGGTCTGGCCGCGCCGCCCCACCCGCACCAACAAGGGCAAGATTCCGCTGTTCATCGTCGGCGTCGATGCCGTGAAGGACGCCGTCTACGCCCGTCTGAAACTGACCGAACCCGGCCCTGGCGCGATCCACTTCCCTCGCCGCCTCGACGCCGACTATTTCCGCCAGTTGACCGCGGAACGCGTCGTCACCCGCTTCGAGAAGGGCCGCCCCATCCGCTCTTGGCAACCCAAGCGCGACGGTGAACGCAACGAGGCGCTGGACACCTTCGTTTACGCCCACGCCGCCCTGCATGGGTTGATCAGCATGGGCATGCGGTTGAATGGGGAAGCAGAGGGGCTGCCGGGGTTACAAGCAAGAACCACAGGGTTGTCAGGCACATTTAAGGCCGATCAAGGTGCAGCAATTCGCTCTCGGTGGCTAAGCCGCTGATGACGCGTGGCATTCACTCTGTTCAGAGACACATCGCCATGATAGCGATTGCGATATCGTCTTAATCCGACACTGGAATCGATCCGCCATGGCCAACGAAGAACTGATCCAGCGCGGCTACCTTGCCTCTGGAAGTCTAAAGGGAGACACATTCGGTGACTTCGAGTTGCTCAACATTGGCGCGACAAGCGTCAAGGAATTGGTCTCTGTCGGCGTCCGCGCAACGCCCCCGGCAAGTGTGGATTTCCCGTTCGCTCACTACAAAGCTCCGAAGAAGCCGATTGCGGCCAAACCCGACAGAGTATTTCTTCGACGCGTTTTGGACCATCTTGTCCCGGTCGGTACGGGTGAAAGCAAGGCACCCGGGAAGCATAAGACCGAAAAGGACAAATTAATTTCCGCTGAGCAAGCACTTTACGCTGCGGCAGCGCTTGGTGTCAATATTGGGATTACATCGGATGGAACGAAAGACATCTATATCGATGTCAAGGCTAGCCTGAAGAATAAAGTACTTGAATATTTCGACGACCAGAGGGACTTCAACCCAGCAGTTCTATCCAACCTTCTTGCTGGGGATGCAGGTGTGACAAAAGACCCAAAGCCTCTTGCAGAGACAACATGGCAGTTAATTTGGCATGCGACAAAGGCGGAGCCGAAGGAATGCTTGCTTACATTTGTCGAACTATTTCTATTAAAATTTCTTTCCGACAACTTGCCAACGGTAACGCTCCCGGAGGCGTACCGATTCTACTTTCTTCTAGAAGACCCCGCTACTTTCATATCCAAACATGGAATGACTGCAATTGAGTATTATGTTAAATTTATTCGCCCAAAGTTCCAGGAATTGTTTCCGATTGATGTTCCGACAAATGACTCTGCGATTTCGAGCATGCTTGGCCTAGTGGATATCAAGTCCCCAACTTCGATCATAAATGGCTTTGCTTTCTACAAATCTGATGACACTCTGTCCGGTTACAATCGAACATTTCTTGAAATTCTCGACGCGTTCAAGAAATTTGGCCCTCTTACCGCCATTGATCCAGAGTTCAAGTTGAGACTATACGAAACATTTCTGCGCCGGTCGGCGCGGCAGCAGAAACTTGGACAGTTCTTCACTCCCCGGAACGTGGTTCGCCCCATGATCAGGATGGCGCAACTGTCCAAGCTTCCAGACGGAGCGACGGTTTTGGATCCTGCTGCTGGAGTGGGTGGCTTTGTTCTCGAGCCACTTCTCTTCGATGAGGCGCTGCCAGACAATATCGAGTTTGTCTCGGGGAAGCCAAAACGCCGAATTCGTACGATTGGACTGGATGTTGATCTCAACCTTCATATGCTGGCCAAAGCAAACATGCTCATCCACTTGGCGGAAGCGGTGCGCAACCCGGCCGTGACCGTTGCTGCACTCAACCAGTCACTGTCCGACACATTTGTGGTGGTCAACCGAAACGACACGCTCGGTTCTCTAGAGTATCCACCGCGAGACACTGTCGATGTGATCCTTACCAACCCCCCCTACGTCACCCAAGGCAGTGCGATCTACAAAAAGGAGATCGCCGAAGTGAAGGGGATGAGAAACGGTGTCGATCTTAGGGATTACTACGACAACGGCGGTCTGGGTGTAGAAGCGCTCTTCATTAGGTATATTTCAGGCGCACTGAAGCCAGGAGGCAGGGCATTTATAATCGTGCCATTGGGAATGCTTAATCGGACCGAACCCCGACCAAAGAGTGCGTTGCTTCGTGAGTGCAATATTCTTGCCTCAATTCAGTTGCCTAGGAACACGTTTTTCAACACTTCTCAGAAGACATATATTCTCGTAATTGAAAGAAGGCACACAAAGGTTGATCCAAGACCTCCAATTTTTTGTGCCATCGCTCGTTCAATAGGTGAAACATTGGATTGGCAGAGAATCCCATCACCAGATGAAAACGATCTAGACGATATTGCATCGGCATTCGTTGGATTCTCGAATGGTGATGACACGCTTGTAAGCTCCAGCACGCTCATTCGGATCGCTCCAGCTGACGATTTCACTGCTGATGACCGTTGGGACGTGACGCGTTTCTGGTCTGACGATGAGTTGGTGGAGTTAGGTGAGCGTGAAAGCGCGGTATCTCGGATGGACTTCGTTAACGAAGCCAGGCAGGGAATTTCGGAGGTATTTGATGAACTCAAGTCGTCGCAGGAGGAGCTAGACAACCTGACGCATGCACCAATGGCAAATTTTGTCCTGTCGAACAAAACCCTTTTTAATGTCAGATCTGGAACACGAGTGCGCGGTCAAGATATTCGCCAGCATCCTGGCGAAGTTCCAATTTTTAGCTGTTTCAGGGACTCACGGATCGAAAAAGGGCGTGCAGATCGCGAATGGCTCGAAAGCGTCGGAATGACAATAGAGGATAAGCCTATTGTTACAGTCAACGCGAATGGAGCATCGGTTGGGAAGGTCTACGTTCGAGATGAAATTTGTGGCATTACTGACGACGTGATTATTATCGATGTGCTTGACGTTTTGATTGATCTGGACTTTTTGGCTGTACAACTGAGAAGCGCCGTGGCGGCTGGTGGGTTTCTTTACGAGGCAAAGCTGTTTGTAGCTCGAGTCAAGGGGTTGACAGTTTCACTGCCGATCAGAAGTGACGGATCGCTTGACATTGAACACCAGAAAAAAATTGCAGCTGCGGTCAAGCGTTTCGACAACATCCGGCTCAAGCTCTCTGAATTGGGCAAATGGGGTGGCGAAGCACGCATTGCTTGATACTGCGTTGCCAATAACTCCCGAACATTCATAATAGCTTGCCGTACCCCTCCATGCGACTCTCCCCGCATGCGCAGCCTGCTCCATCGCCTATTCGCCCGACCCGGCACTCGTAGCTTCGATGCTGCGGGTGGTGGTCGGCGTTGGGAGGGACAGCGGACAGTTGATGGGCTGAACACGGCGATCTTGGCTGGGGCGACAACCGCGGCGCGGCGGGCCGGGTGGTATGCACGCAACAACCCGTGGGTCGCGGCAGCGGTGGACAGCCTGGTGGGCAATGTCGTCGGCGCGGGGATCAAGCCGCAATCAACCCATCCCGACCGGGCCGTGCGCGAACGGCTTCAGGTGCTCTGGCTGCGCTGGACCGATCATGCCGATCCGGGTGGGCTTGCTGATTTCTATGGGCTGCAGGCGATGGCCGTGCGCGCGATGATTGAGGGTGGCGAGAGTTTCGCCCGTCTGCGCGTAGTGCCCGATGCCGCTGCCGTTCCCTTGCATATTAACTTGCTGGACCGGGACCAGGTGCCACTGGACCTGCATCGCGACATCGGTAGCGGCGCGCGCATCCGGGCTGGCATCGAGTTCAACGGCGCGGGACAGCGTACCGCCTATTGGGTGATGCGGGACCGGCCCGGCGATCCGCTGACTTCCCGACGGCTGGAACCACTGCGCCTGCCCGCGTCCGATTGCCTGCATCTGTTCAAGCCGCTCGCCGCTGGCCAGTTGCGCGGGATCACTTGGCTCGCCCCGGTGCTACTGCGCCTGCACGAGTTGGACCAGTTCGAGGATGCGGCGCTAGTCAAGGCCAAGGTGGCGGCGCTGTTCACCGGCTTCATCACCGATCCCGACGGCTCGGCGGGCGGACTGACCGGCACCAACACGGCGGGCGCGCTGACCGTGGGCATGGAGCCCGGCAGCCTGATCCCCCTGCCGCCCGGCACCGATATCCGCTTTTCCAACCCGACCGAGAGCGATGCCTACGGACCCTTCGTCAAGAACCACCTGCGCGCCGTCGCTGCCGGAATGGGCCTGCCCTATGAACTGGTCTCGGGCGATCTGGAGGGCGTGACCTATTCCTCGATCCGCGCCGGGCTGATCGAGTTCCGCCGACGCGTCGAGCAGTTGCAGCACAACGTCGTCGTGCATCTTTTCTGCCGCCCGGTTTGGGACCGCTTCGTGCGGCTGGCGGTGCTGTCGGGCGATCTGCCCGCGAGGGACTTCGACCGTGATCCTGCGGCATATCTCGGCTGCGAATGGTTGCCGCCGAAGTTCGACTACGTCGATCCCAAGAAGGACGTCGAGGCCGAAATCCTCGCCATCAACGCTGGTCTCAAAAGCCGCCGTCAGGCGATTTCCGAACGGGGCTATGACGCCGAACAGGTCGATGCCGAGATTGCCGCCGACAAGGCACGCACCGATGCGCTGGGCCTGAGCTTCGGTGCAGTCCCTGCTGCGAAGGAGGACATTCCCGATGAATGACACCATCACCCTGCTGACACGCCGGGCCGACCTGGCCCCTGCCAGCGCCGATCGCGATGCGCGCACCGTCGAGGTGATCTGGTCCACAGGCGCGCCCGTGCGCCGCCGCGACATGGCTGGGCAATACATCGAACGCCTTAGCCTCGCGCCCGAGGCGGTGGACCTGACCCGCCTGCAAGGGGCCAGCGTGCTCGATGCCCACCGCCAATCCGCCGTGCGCGATGTGCTGGGCAGCGTGCAATCCGCTGCCGTCGATGGCCAGCGCGGCACAGCGGTGATCCGGTTCTCGGCTCGGCCCGAGGTGGAGCCACTCTGGCAGGACATCCTGTCGGGGATCCTACGGCACGTCTCGGTTGGCTATTCAGTCGAGGAGTGGGCTGAGACGAGTGAGAACGGCGCACGGGTGCTGACCGCAGTGCGCTGGACCCCTCACGAGATTTCCCTTGTGCCCACACCCGCCGATCCCGGCGCCCATATTCGCATGGAGACAATAATGACAGATACACCGAGCACTGTTGCAGAAGACAACACTGCCCGCACCCGGGCCACGATAAACACCGAGATTCGATCTATGGCCCGCATCGCGGGGCTCGATCAGTCCTGGATCGACGGCCAGATCGATGCCGACACCGATGCCGACACCGCCCGCCGCGCAGCTTTCGAGGCGCTGGCCAGCCGCAGCGCACCTACGATCCGCTCCGAACAGGTGCGAGTCGAGATCGGCGAGAGCCAGGACGACCCTGCCTTGCGCGCCCGCCAGATGGGCGAAGCCCTGTATGCCAGGATCAACCCGCGCCATGACCTCAGCGAACCCGCCCGCCGCTATGCATACGCCACGCCGGTGGACATGGCCAAAGAACTACTCTCCCTGCGCGGCGAGTCCACCATGGCGCTATCGCCAGCGACCCTCGTCACCCGGGCGCTGCACACCACCTCGGACTTCCCCATCATCCTCGGCAACACGGTAGGTCGCGTTCTGCGCGATGCCTACCAGGCAGCCCCTTCTGGCATCCGCCGCCTTGGCCGCCAGACCACTGCGCGGGATTTCCGGTCGGTCAACAAGATCATGCTGGGCGAGGCCCCGCTTCTGGAAAAGCTGAACGAGCACGGCGAGATCAAGGCCGGGACCATGGCCGAGGCGCGCGAAGCCTACAAGATCGAGACTTGGGCTAAGAAAATCGGTATCACCCGTCAAGTGCTGGTGAACGATGACCTCGGGGCCTTCTCGGACCTCGCCCGCCGCATGGGCCAAGGTGCTGCCGAAACCGAGGCCCGGATCCTCGTCACCCTACTCGAAGCGAACAGCGGCAACGGCCCGACCCTGTCGGACACCAAGGCACTGTTCCACGCCGACCACGGCAACAAGGCGGGTTCTGGCGCAGTGATTTCTGACGCCACCCTGTCCGCAGCCCGGCTGGCGCTGCGCACCCAGAAGGGCATCGATGGTCGCATCATCCGGGTGACGCCGAAGAACCTGCTGGTCCCGCCCGCGCTGGAGACCGTGGCCGAGAAGTGGCTGGCGACCATCGCGCCCGCCACAGCCGCCGACGTGAACCCCTTCTCAGGCGCGATGTCTCTGGTGGTGGAACCACGGCTGTCCAGCGCCACCCGCTGGTATGTCACCGCAGACCCCGGCGAGATCGACGGCCTTGAGTTCGCCTACCTCTCCGGCAACGAGGGTCCGCAGGTCGAGAGTCGGTCGGGCTGGGATGTGGACGGCGTAGAAATCCGGGTGATCCTGGACTTCGGCGCAGGCTTCATCGACCACCGCGGCTGGTTCCAGAACGCAGGGGTATAAGCATGGCCGACCTCGCGCAACTGACCGCCTGGCGCGATGCCCTGATGGCCGCCCGCTATCAGGGCATCCGCACCGTCGAATACGACGGCAAGCGGGTCACCTATGCGACCGATGCGGAAATGGCGGCCGCGCTGGGCGACCTCAACCGCCAGATCGCAGGCACCGGACCGCAGCGCATTTCCGTCGTCCGCATCCAATCCTCGAAAGGACTCTGACCATGAAAAACTACATCCAAAACGGCCACGTCATCACCATGCCCGCTGCGGCGGGCGGCATCGCCTCGGGTGACGGGCTGATCGTCGGCAGCCTCTTCGGCGTTGCACTCCATTCCGCTGCTGAGGGGGAGGCCCTTGAGGTGGCGACCGAGGGCGTCTACCGACTGCCCAAGGCCAGCACTGCTGTGCTTTCGGTCGGAACCCGCGTCGCATGGGACAACACAGCCAAGAACATCAACCTGCCTGGCGCTGGGCGCTTCCCGGTGGGGATCGCGATCGAGGCCGCCGGAAACGGCCTCACGAGCGTTGCGGTGCGGCTGGACGGCGTGGGAACGGTGGCAGCTTAAGGCCTTTCAATCACCGAGCTTGGTAATGCCGAGTGTACGTTCAATCTGCTTTCGCAGATTGGTCAGTCCTCTATGATCGCTGGGCGTCTTCGGAATTGTGATCGTGTCAAGGCCGTCGAACTGCTTGTCCGCTTCCAGTCGGATATGCTTGTTATCCGATTTTTCCAAGTAGCCATGTCGCGCGAGAAGGGACATCAGTTCACTGGCAACGCGCTTGGGGTCCTTCGTTGCTCTTGCGAGGTCTTGGGAAAGCTCAGCAAGAGCGGGTGATACAGGAAGTCGATCAAGAATTCGCTGCAGGATGACCTTCGACCTTGTGTCGATGCCTATCTGCTCCGCGAACGACAATGTTGTTTTGGCCGCAAACCGCAGCCTGTCTGACACCTCGCCGGAGTATATTTCCGGCCCGATACGCCGAATGAGGTTGTCGGCCGAAAACTCGCCCTCGTCCGTTCCCACACTGTCAGATGGCCGGGCAACAAGCTGCTGTTCGAGTTGCCTTATCCTATCTTGCAGGTTGTCGATCTCATCAAGATAGAGTTGCTCGCTTTCAGCGGCAGTTAGCCGGCTCTTTTCGTTCGCGCGCTGGGCCCGGAGGGCTTGTTCCTGTAGTTCGGTCCAGTCCCAACCAAACGATGGCATCTGGCTTCGAAGGGTTGATGCCGCCTCCCTGATCGTTGCCGCCAGTTCAATTGCATCTTGGATCTGCCATCCGACGTAATACCGCCTGACAATGCCTTGGCCTGGGGCAGACAAAGCGAACGTGCCGCCGTAGGCGTTTTTCGCTTCAGTTTGCGCCCGGAGGGCAAACGAAAAGGCACGATCCGGTTCAACAACGACATGCGCAATGCCGCCGAGGTCATAGGCCAGCTTTTCGATTTCACGCTGACCAAGCAGCCAAGCCGACGTTCCAGTCGCCGAAACATATACGGTCGGGAGCCATTTCGATGCCTCACCCAGTGTAACCGCTCTAGCAGTGGACAGACCCTCGTCGCTGTTCGCGAGCCAGATCGGCTGATCTGATACTTCGAGTTGTCGGTCCTTACCGCCCCATCCGTTCTTGATGAGCGACTTGATGAGGTAAGGCTTTCTTGGGGTTTCAAGTTTCGCGCCGGCTGTGGTCGCGATGCACTGGGTGCGAAGACGTACAAGATCTTGCCCACCGTCCGCTGCTCCTCGTCGCAAGACGCACTCAGTGCGCCACACCCGCCCCAAGTCGTCCGGCAGGTCATGTCGGGCACCTATTGCCATCCAGCCATCAGCGGATTGAAGCTCGCGCATTCGGAGTTCTTCGCCAATTGCTGATCGCACATGCACGTTGGCCCCATCGAGATCCGCCTCGGAACCGCTGGAAAGCACCGTTTGATGCTTCATGCCGCGAAGCCACCCCACTACCTCAGCGACGAAGGCAGCACGGTTGGGGCTAGCTCGGACAGGGAATTCGGTTGAAAAGGGAAGCATAGTTTAAGGATCAGCCATTAACGCTACACCGTCAACGCAGAATCTGTCATCAACCGTGGTCGCGGTCAGGCTCGCACAGCGTCCGCAATATCACTCCACGTGTTCGCCCTCGTGGAACGCCATGTTGGTGATTTCGCGGAGGCGGGCGCGGTAGTGGTTCAGGGTGCCAACATGGCCCCAATGGATCTCGTCGGGGCTTGTCTCGAAGTGGTCGGCGCTGTGTGCCGCAAGCCGCACTAGCATCATGTCGATGTCAGTCTTGGCGGCGAGAAATGCCTCCTGCGCTGCGTCATTGGTCGTGGGCAT